ATGCAACTTATAAAGCAAATGATGGTGCAAGATTTTTAAAGACAGCAGAAGAAAATGCTGATTTAGCAAATTTTGATTATTATTATGAAGTAACTAAAAAATTTACTCTATTAAGAGAATATGCAAATATTGGATATGATGTATCTTGGATATATGATCCAGATGAATTAAACCAAGAGGTTAGAGAAAGAAAAACTCAATATTTTAATAGTTTGTCTTTAATAGAAATTGCAGATTTAATTGATGAAAAAATTGATAGAGTGCGGGCAGTTTATGTAGATGGATCAACAGATGAAACAGTGAGTGCCAGTGATGGTATTGATGAAATGTTTGATCAATTACTTCAACATCCTAATGTTGGTCAACCTCTTTATGGAAAACTTGTTAATACTGTAACAAGAGGTATGAGATTAGGATGTTTTTATTTGCGGTCGGCTGCGACTGGCGTTGGCAAGACTCGCAGTTTAATTGCGGATATGTGTAATTGTGCTTGTGATGAAATTTATGATGGAAAAGAATGGGTTGATAATGGGCCATCTTTACCTGCACTTTTTATTAGCACAGAGCTCGAGCTCGAAGAACTTCAAACACAAATGATTGCCTTTATCTCTGGCGTAGATGAATATTTTATTTTAAATCGAATTCTAGAATTTGAAGAATTAGAGCGAGTTAAAAGAGCAATTCAAGTTATTAAAAGAATGCCATTATATGTAGAGATAATTCCGGATTTTAATCTAAAAGATATTGAGAATTGTATTAAAAGAGCAATTAGATTATATGGAGTTCAATATATAGCATTGGATTATATTCATACATCAATGAAAATTCTTGAAGAAATTACTCGTCGTTCTGGTGGAGTAAAATTAAGAGAAGATAATATTTTGTTTTTACTTAGTGTTAAACTAAAAGATATTGCAACTCAATATAATGTTTTTATTATTTCTGCAACGCAGTTAAATCAAGATTGGAAATCTTCTGATATGCCCGATCAAAATCTGTTACGAGGAGCAAAATCAATCGCAGATAAATGTGATTGGGGTGCGGTAATGTTGGATGTAACACCAGAAGATTTAGAAAAATTAGATACGATTCTTGAAGATGGAATGACTCGGCCAAATCTTAAAATGTCTATTTATAAGAATCGTAGAGGTAGATATACAAAATGTTATCTTTGGATGTATGCAGATAAAGGAACATGTCGTTTTGATGGTCTATTTTTAACAGACTGGAATTATGAACTGATTTCAATTGATGATATTACAATTAAAATGAGATAGGAGGCGATAATGAGTTGGGATAAAGAAGAAGTTAAAAAACATATTGAATTAGAAGATGTATATAACTTACTAGATTATTTTGATGCAGAACCAGAAATGTTTTCCAATTTTATTATCGCCCGCACAGTCTGTCATGGTGGAGATTCTAGAAAATTATATTATTATGAGAATACTGCACTTTTTAATTGTTTTACTCATTGTGGTAGCTTTGATATTTTTGAGTTAGTTCAAAAAGTTCAAGACGTAGATTTAAATGCGGCAATTTCTTTTATTGTTAATTTTTTTAATCTACAAAGTAAACTAAGAAGTAGCGAAGATTTTGATTTAGAAGATTATAAGATTTTATCTAATTTTTCTAAACTTAGTCAAATTGAAAGTTATAATAGACAAAAGATTTCTTTACCAGAAATTCAAAATTATATTAAATATTATCCTTCTCCAATTATTGACCCTTGGGTTAAAGAAGGAATTTCTTCTGATATATGTAATTATATGGGAATTAAATATGATCCTGTTAATGGTAATGTTTTAATTCCACATTTAGATGAAGATTCAAGATTAGTGGGTATACGTCAACGTACATTAGTCCAAGAGAATGAAGTATATGGTAAATACAGACCTGCCCGCATACAAGGGCATTTGTGTAATCATCCTCTTGCGTTTAATCTTTATGGTTTAAATATTGCTAAAAACAATATTAAATCTATGGAAACGGCTATCGTTGTTGAAAGTGAAAAATCAGTTTTGCAATATATGTCTTATTTTGGCACAAAGAGTAGTATTTGTGTAGCTGTATGCGGCAGCTCAATTTCTAGGTATCAATTTCAATTACTTTTAGATGCGGGCGTTAAAGAAATTGTTCTTGGATTTGATAAAGATTTTAATGAGATGTATACAGAAGATTATAATAAGACTGTAAATAAAATTGATAGATTAATTAATAAAATTAAAAATGAAGTGTCTGTCAGTGTTTTATTTGACAAATATAATTTATTGGATTATCATATGAGTCCTTTAGATAAATCAAAGGAGGCTTTTCTATATTTATGGAGGAACAGAATTATTATTTAAAACATATTTTAGAATATAGGAAAAAGCATCCTAGATGTAAATATTGCGCTTTTCATAAATTTCAAAGTATACCTATGGGATATGGATATTGAAAATGCACTTTAAAAGACAAATATTTACATGAATATTTAATTAATTGTTTATATAATTTACAAGGATGTTTTTGTCCTTGATTTATAGCTAAGGAGGATTAATATTGAAATATAAATTAATAGGAGAATATGAAGATTTACAGCATCCTCTAAATCAAATTTTAATTAATCGTGGTATTGAAAATGTATCTCAATGAGCAAATCCTACATTAGAAAATATTAATTCACCATGAATGTTTGGTAAAGAAAAAGTAAGACACGCAATTAAATTAATGAGTTCTAAAATATATAATGATACAGATTTTTATGTATTAGTTGATTGTGATGCAGATGGATTTACATCTGCGGCGATTATTATGAATTATTTATATAAAGTTTACCCAGAGAGAGTTGATTGTTTTCATTATATTCTTCATACTGGTAAACAGCATGGATTAGAGGATTGCATAGAACAGTTTCCAGATAACTGTTTAATTATTTTACCAGATAGTTCTACTAATGACATTGAACAAATGCAAAGCCTATTAAATAGAGGATGTTCTATTGTTTGTATGGATCATCACGAAGCAGATAATTATTTAGATGATAATGATAATTTAGTAATTATTAATAATCAAATCTGTGATTATCCTAATAAAGACCTGTCTGCCGCGGGAGTTGTTTGGCAAGTATGTAGAGCTTGAGATGAAATATTCAATTTAAATTATGCAAATGATTTTATTGATTTAGCTGCTCTTGGATGTTTAAGCGATATGATGAATTATAGGTCTATTGAAACAAGAACGATTATTTCTTTTGGTCTTAAAAATATTAAAAATCCATTTTTTTATTATATGTGTGAAAAAAATAAATTTAGTATTGATAAAATGGGTGGAATAAATTATATGTCAATAGCTTTTTATGTCACTCCTTTTATCAATGCAATTGTCCGTTCTGGTACGATGAAAGAAAAAGATTTAGTTTTTAAATCATTTTTACAATTATATGCTTTTGATAAGATTGAGAGTGGTAAACGTGGGCATAAAGGAGAACTCGTTCCAAGAGTGGAAGAAGCTGTTAGAATTGCAGCTAATGTCAAAGCTAGACAAACAAAGCTACAAGATGCTACAATGGATTTGCTCGAACACAGAATTCAATCTAATGGATTGACAAAAAATGGTATTATTGTATTACTTTGCGAACCAGGAGAAGTTGAAAAAAATTTAGCAGGACTATGTGCAAATAAAATTCAAGCAAAATATCAACATCCATGTTATATTCTTACCAAGAGTAAAGAACAAGATGATAAAGAATATTTTTATCGAGGTAGTGGCCGCAATTATTCAATGTCAGAAAATCAAGACTTGCGGCAGCTTGTTTTAAGTACGGGTATTCCAGAATATGTTCAAGGCCATGCAAATGCACATGGTGCTAGTATTCCAGAATCTCGAATTCAAGAATTTATTGATGTAACAAATAAGTTATATGAAAATATTCCGCAAGAACCTGTTTATTGGGTAGATTTTATTTGGGAATTAAATAAGATTGATCCAAATACTATTTTAGATATAGCAGATGCAAAAGATTTTTGGGGTCAAGAAATTCCAGAACCGTATGTTGTAATTAAAGACATACCATTAGATTCTTGTAGTATTCAATTACTTAGTCCAGATAAAAATCCTACAATTAAAATTACTCTTCCTTGCGGCGTAGCTGTTATGAAATTTAAAGCAAGTGAAGATTTATATGAACAAATGATAAAACATAATCAAACTATTACTGCTGTTTGCAGATGTAATGCGAATACTTGAATGGGACATACAACTGCACAACTTATTATCGAAGATTATTATTTTGAAGAGAAATGAATTTTTTAAATGGCTATTGGGGATCAAATTCCAGTAGGAAGGGCTAAAGATATTGGTG